CCTTCGTTGTGAGGATTAGAAGGATCCTTCACGACGTAGATGTTAGCATAGTAAGAGAGTTTGCGTTTCTGCTTACGAGCAACCTCCTTGTCAGAGTCAATCCCACTGTTCCACAGTTGGGAGTTCAGTTCCGACACAGGATCTTTCTGACCCAGAGTAGTCAGAGAGTTCTCAATGTACCAACCACCAGGACCTTGAAAGGCATGGGTGTACATCTTTGCCCAGGGCAAGTCTTCCCCATCGGGAGCAGGAAGGAAACGGACGACAGCATACCCGTTACCTGCTTTATCGACTTCGGGCTTCCAGAGACGATCGTCTCCAGAACCACCATTGCTGTTCATTTTTTCGACTTCCTTGACCAGTTTAGAGGTCAAAGAACCGAGACTGGATTGCTTTTTGAGATTTGAGAATGACATTGGATTTGGCCTTTTGCTTTTGTATTTTAGGATAGTTAGGAGTCTTTGTCAACACGACTACGGACTTCATCAAGGGTCCTTTTCATGTTACCGAATAGGACACCCACATCGGTGTTCTTTGGGAACCCCATCATTATAGCAGATGCTTGGATCTGTTCCTTCATCTGTACCGCATCTGGATCATCTCCCGCAAGGGAAAGACGAGTCCACATAATTTGTTGTTTTTCAATTAGTTCCTCAAGAAGTGTAAGATTATCTAGTTTCTCATCATGTGAAAGAGAATCAAAAGAAACCATATTATTATAGATGTCTTCCTGTAGTCGATTGATCTCAGAGAGCTCTGCACGAACTACGTCAGATTTGAAGAAATCACTCACAGATAATACTCCTTAGAACTTGTTTGTGCTTCTGCACATCGATATTTAGAAAGGGTTGATATTTTCTCAGTTTGAGGGAAACCGAACTCCAGATAGGATCATCTAGTTGTTTGTCGAACCTCTCTCTGAACTCAAATATTCTATCATAAATTACCAGAGTTTCTAGTGAAACTTTTCCACCAAGGTACTTTTTTAACAGAATCGGATGACCCTTCGAACAGTCGAAAACATCCTCTAATTTTTTCTCCGAGAACAATTCTTTGCTTTGCTCTGTGAACAAGTAAGTCAAACTCTGAGTTCTCTTGAGCCAGTTTTGATACTCGGTTTCTCCTTCTTTGATTAAACCACCAATCCATATCTTTTCGGGGGAATCGGATGAGCAAAAGTTTGCGATGAAATAATTACGGACTTCTTCGTCCTTCTTCTGTCTGGACAATTTTTCGAACCAGTATTTGTCCTTACGTTTATTAAACGCAGAGACAGATGCCCTGGTCCGACCACCATATTGAAAGAAGTCATACTTATCTTTCGTAAAGTGGTTTTTCAATGACAAATATGTTTGATAGCAATCAAACGGGGTCACAGGTAATTTACTCACTAATCAATTGGTAAACGAGCACGAGAAGTTTTCTTCATGAAATTAAGTTTGAGTGCATCACACTTAATTTTCTCTTTAAGAGGTTTGGAAATAATCTTTGATACAGAATCAACCTCAATATTATTCATTTCGCAAAAATGAACAATTGCATCTATGTAATTCATGCCTTCTTCTCTCTGTACGATCTTTTCGATTTCCATCGCAAAGGTAGTAGCAGTAAGAAATTTTTGATCAAATACTTTTTTAAGTTCTTGTTCCATATTCGTTTAGTTTGTGTTCTACAAAGTTTTGGACATATTTGCCAAGTAGTTTGATATATTCTACTTTTTCTTCACCTCTAATGACATACTCTACAACTTCGCCATTTTCACATGACATAAGGATAACAAATTTCTTGACAAGAATATCTGTCAACTCGTAGAACATACAGGCATATGCTGCTGCCTGTACAAAATAATTTTCAATCCACTCTTTGGGTTTTGGTTTTGCTGCTGTCTTAAAGTCAATGACTGCTAACTCACCGTCGTATTCTGCAATGCAATCAACGGTTCCAGCAATACCCAAATGAAGACTGTAAAGACTATCTTCCAAAGCGTGGATATTGTCAATCTTATTGAGATATGGTTTTGCTTGCTTAAACAAATACTCTGACAATGGTTGAACTGAAGGGAGTTCTTCATTCTTCAGATAACTTTCGGCAAGAGAGTGCATATCAGTACCACGGCTTGTTGCCTTTTTAGTAATCTGATTTGCTTTCTCTTCACCGACCTTCTTTCTCCAATCAACAAAGATCTGCCGATTGTAAAAACTGGTGACCGAAGTAATGGACACCAGTTTCCGAAGTTCGTCCTCTGTGGGAAGTTTATAATAACGAACCCCATCAATAGTCTCCCTCTCAAGTTGAGGAAGATTCACGTCAACAAAATTAAACATCAAAAACCCATTGCCAGTTTCTTAATAATATACTCCTTGACCAATCCAGAACGAACGATATCTTCAGTGTCGAATTCGACAATGTTGAATGATTCCATCTGTTCAATGATTTTCATGAAATCCATGATTCCATTTCTTTCATTGGATTTTGTCAAGTCGGATTGAGTGGCATCACCACAGAACATAATTTTAGAATTGTCACCCACTCTCGTAATTATACTATCTAATTCGTGAAAATTCAAGTTTTGGCACTCATCGACGATCAAAATAGAATCGTCAAAGGTAGTTCCACGAACAAAAGATGTACTCCAAAATGAGATAGTCTCCTGTGCCTTGAGATTACCATATAGCATCTCAAAGTCAGCATCCGTAGGCATCTCAAACATATACTTGACCATATTCTTATAAGGAATCTGGTAAAGTGCCGACTTATCTTCGTGGTCACCAGGAAGGAATCCGATCTCTCTGGTTGCTACCAAAGAACGAATGATGTAAATCTTGTTGTATGGTGTATATTCATTGAGAACGTCTTTCAGTGCATTATACAGAGCAATAAAAGTTTTTCCTGTTCCCGCACATCCATACAAAAATGCATTTTGTCCTTTTTCGTATGCAGCAAAAAACTTTCTTTGGTTTTCAGTTAAAGGTTCAATATCGACCAAGAGGTCTTGATTGATCGGTTTTTTCCTTTTCATTTGTTTTGCGGTGTAACCAGCACCAACAGGTGAAACTTCAATAGACTTTCTCTTTCTGGGCATAAGTTCCTTAGATTTTTAAACGTTGACGGTTACCACCAGCTTTCTGTGCTTTTGCAAGCACATCATTCCAGCCAGGATTTTTATTTACTAGTTTATCCTTCCACTCACCAACTTCTCCTACACCAGGAACCGTTGATGGGTCAGAATAATCTCGCAGCCAATCTGGATTGTCTGCTTTCCACTGATCCCAGTCATGAACACTCATGACTACCTCTTTTTGTTCACCAGTCTTCGTATTGACTACAGGATATGTTGCCATGATGATAGTAAAAAAGTATTTAGACCCATTCAAGGGCTTCTGAAACAGATGGAAAAACCTCAGTGAAGATTTTCTTACACTCAAGAGCAATATCCATGTGTTCTTTCTGAGTTCCATTAGCAGAACGCAGACTGATGTAGTGAATCCATGAACGACATGAACCACTCATGTAGATACGAGTAGGAGTTGCCAGAGGAAGTACAAAACGAGCACACTCTTTTGCAATTCCATCGTTCAACATTTTTTGATACAAGTCCATTCCCTGTTTGAAATATTCTTGCATCAGGATCTGATACTTTTGAATCGTAAATGGATCAATATCATCAATAGAATTTTGACGATTCTTAGTATCTTGCCGACGAAGTTCAGGAAGGGGGATCTCATCTGCCAAGAGAGAACTGTCAGCATACCGCTGGGAAAATTCTTGATATGTGAACGAACGGTGCCTCAGTATTTGAGCTGCGATACCACGATTAGTCTCAATCTCCAAAGTCATAAAACTTTGCTCAAACACAGACCAGTGATTATGCTTGATGCAGTAACCCAACAGTTTGGCATAGTTTGGGTTTTCTTGGTTGGCAGGATTGCTCACACGAGCAATGTATGCCATGTTTTCTTCAGGATTCGGTGTTGCTTGAATCAGTTTTACGCTCATTCTTCCTCATTTGTTTCAGTTTCAGTTGCTGTTTTGCTGACTTTCTTGCCTTTCGCATAA